CGAGAGCAAGGTAGCGGTTCACCTCCTTGATGAAGGCAGCGTTCTTGATGAGAACGGATACCAACATATCCCAAGGAATATCCCACTCAAACGGAGTTGAGTCAGGAAGGAGGTTGTCCTGCTTGAAGGCATACTCAATCTCCATCATCTGCTCTGGGATGTCGCAATCAGCGGCAGTCCAAACCTTTGTACCAGCAGTCTTGAAGTTTGCCAGAGGAATGTATGCGCTCTGATAAGTCTTGACACCACTGAAGCCTTGCGTAGTGGATGTACCACCTGCAATGTTCGTGAGAGCAATCTGGTTGCCGTACTCACCACCTCGAGACAGAGTCATAGCAGCCATGTTGGATGCACGGAGGTTGTGGGTCTTAACCAAGTCGGCAACACCACGGAGATAACCGTCGATGAGAGTTCCGTCCTCACCCATAGCAGCAAGGCGAGCCTTCAATTCCTCCTTTGACATAGAGGTCTCGAACAAGCCCTTACCGTACTGGTAGATGGAACCAGTCTTCTCCTCACCGCCTTCAGCATCAAGCTGCATGGTCTCTGCAAGAGGAGCCATAGCATCAGCCATAGGAACGGTACGGTTAATCTTCTGACGAACAGTCCATGCAGGATTCTTCTTCAGGTCTGCCATATCGATGACATATTCAGTGCTGTCAACGCGGAAGTGCTCCTGCCAGAAGAACGTGTTCTCCTCAATCTTAATCTTATCGTCGATTAAGGTCTGCAAAAAGCCAGCGTTTGTCCCGCTGAAAAGCCCGTGCTTGTACATTTTCTCAAGGGCTTCATCGGGAGTCCATTTGTATTTTAATGCGTTTGCCATAATCTTTTCCTTTCTTTAATTTAAAATGATTAAATCAAGAAAATACCGTCAATGTACGACTTGTTCTTTGCGAGAACGTACTTTGGCAGCGGCTGCATGCGAGCAATCCATGCCTGCTTGTTGTACACGGTAGAGATAGAGTAGTTGGCAGTATCGGGATTGATTCCGAAGCCCTCTGTAGGCATCAGGTCACGGTCTGCCTCGATGAATGTGTTGGGGTTTGGAACCAGAACACCACATACACCAGTAGGAACGTCTTCAGCCAAGTCAGCGGCTGCGTCGGCTTCAACGAGGATAGCACCTGCGTCAATCTTTGCAGCAGCGAGAGCGTTTTCGAGAGTCAGCGTGAACTTCTCGTTAGCCTCGTCATAGACAACGGCAGTAACCTTTGCGTAGGTTCCAGTGTAGTCAGTTTCTGACTCAGAGAATGTTGCACTTGAGAGGTCTACCTTGTCGTCTGCAACAGAAACCTCGCTGTCGGAAGCGATTGTCTTGACCTTCAAAGAGTCAGGAGCAACCATCAGATACATTCCAACCTCAGGAGCGTCAGAGTAACCGTCACCTTCAATGACAACGGTAGTAGCATTGGCGGCAGTGTCCGTCTTTGTCTTGAAAGAACGGAAAATCAAGCAGCCTTCAGAGGGGGTGTACTGTACAAGCTGTGCTGCATACAGGTGGTCGAAGCCCTTCTTAGGATTCAGGATGGTTCCACCAAGCAGGACGTTACCGCGCTGCTCACCGTTACTGTCCTTAACCCACACCCACTTACCGCCACGAATCTTTCGTGCGGTCTCGTAGAAATAAGCTAAATTTGTTACCATAATGAATTTAATTTAAAGTGGTTTAACATACCTTCACTTCTTTGACGGAATCGAGGAGTTCCTCGTCACGCTTTTGAACTTGTCTCGGTGCCAAAGGCTTAATGTCTCCGTATGTAGGCTGCATAATCTTCTGGTACTTCGACACGAGAGCGTCCGCTTGCTCCTTGTCATCCTTATCCAGTGCAACCTCAAAGTCGCTCGCATAACTTTCAAACGAACTGTGAAGCTCCGTCTGGATATTTTGCTTAGCCAATGCCATTACAGCCTTCCGCTTCTCTTGCTTGGACTGCTCTGTCTTGAACTTCTGCAACTCTGCAAGTTGGTTCTTTACATCCTCGGGGAGCTCGAACTGCTGTTGCTGTTGTTGCTGCTGCTCGTTGGGCTTTGCAATCTTTTTGTTAAGCTCTTCAATCTGGCTCTTGTATTCATTCTCCTTTGTTGTGAACTGCGTCGTAATGGAGTTCTTTACATCGATGGACGCGCTGAAAGCGGTATCCAAGTTGAAATGCAAATCTGCCGTAAAGTCAGCCTCCTCAACATCTTTTCCCTCATACTTCTTGACGAAAAAACCAGAGAACTTTTCCTTAAAACCATCCGTAAGGGCTTCCGAACCATACTTTCGCTCGGTACAATAGGTATTCATACTTTCCAATACCTGTTCTTTTGTTACTTCCATAGTTACTTGCTATTTTAGTGAGTTAAACAATAATACTTTCTTGTTTTGCGCAAAGATAAAGGTACGCACAAGAAGGTAAAAACGTAATTCGTGGAAAAATAACAACAATGGATAGAAAAGTAACAAGAAAAACATAAAGTGTACCAAATACACATTATAATAATGTATATCTTTGCGGCAAAAGAAGGGATATGGCAAGGAAAAGAAAGGACATAGTATTGGCTCCATTGGAGGATGGCAACCAGAAGTATGCCATTCGTTCCAATGCTGACATCGTCTGCTTTACAGGCGGCACGGGCGGGGGTAAAGAACAGCCCATTGACGAGCCCGTTTTAACGGCAAACGGATGGGTTAAAATGGGTGACTTAAAGATAGGAGACGAATTATTCTCCCCACTTAATACAGAGCCATCTTTTGTTACAGGTATTTATCCTCAAGGAGTCAAGCCAGTGTATAAGGTTACAACGAGTGACGGACGTACTTCTCGCTGTGGGCTTGAACATTTGTGGACGGTAAGAACGCACAAACAAGTCACCAACTGGAGAAAAGGGAAAGATTCTGCTTTTGTTAAGACCACAAAAGAAATAATGGAAGAGTATCTTTCTAAAGGTAAAAACATATTTATTCCTCTTGCAAGACCTTATGACGGAAAAGAAAAAGAGCTTCCAATAGACCCATACGTTCTTGGTGTTTGGTTGGGAGACGGATGTTGTCACAGTAAAGTGTTATTAATATCAAACGACGAGTCAGACGTTATATCAAAAATAGCGAAAAGACTTGATTCTACTTGCCGTATACATAATGAACAGAATTACACGAACGTTATTCATCAAAACGAAAAAACGAAAAACGTCCTATCCGTATTAAAGAGTATAGGGCTTGATGTATATTCTCGTGACCGTTTTATTCCAGAAGACTATTTACACGCTTCAGTTAAACAAAGAATGGAACTCTTGAAAGGTCTTATGGATAGCGACGGAAACATTGAAGAGAAAAACCGTTATTCTTTTTCAACAACAAGTACGGGAATAAAAGACGGATTCGTTGAACTGTGTAGAGGGCTTGGCTATATTGTAAGTGTAAGAAAAGATAATAGGACGCGATACAAAAGCGGTGTTTGTTGGGATATATGTATTCAAACAAATGATATTATCTTCAGTAGCAAAAAACATCTCGACAAGTATTACGCAAACTTGGAGAAATACAAGAACAAGAATCGTGAGTATAACCACGACCATGTGCGTATTACTAATATAGAATATGTGGGAGACAAGGAGTGCCAGTGTATCATGGTTTCAAACAAAGACCATGTTTACTGTACTCATGATTATTTGGTTACACATAACACCGTTGCCCTCTACTATGCTCCTATAGAGTACCTTGCAATGAACGACAATGCAAAGTCCGTCTGCTTTATGCGTAACGTTTCCGACTTCTTTGCGGCAGGTAAGGTTAGTGACACCATCAAGCAGATGTATCCGCTTATAGACAGGTCTATAAAAAAGCAGCCGCATGACCCGATAGGCGAGCTTACGCATAAGCTTGAGGATATGGGAGTCAAGTTGTATAACGGTTCAGAGATAAAGTTTCAGCAGCTTGACAACGAGAGTCCTATCGTGATTGATAAGATTACAAAGGGTTTGCAGGCAAAGATACTTATATTCGACGAGTGTAACAAGTTCCAGTGGAGGACAATATCCGCATTCTTTCCGAGACTCCGTTCAGATGCAGAAGGAAAGGCTCAGATTTTCCTTGCACAGAACCCAGAACGCGAATGCTTTATGCGTAAGATGTGTGGCAAGGGAGAGCACGGTGGTGGATGGATTAACGACGACGGAACCATCGATAAGTCTATGGACGGAGTTGTGATGTTCTTCTTTACCCCTGAGGGAGACTATGAGAGAGCCGTATGGGGACGCACGAAAAAGGAAGTGTACGAAAAAGGCAAGGTGTATATCGACAAGCTGCTTGAAGTAGACCCAGATATGTCATACGAAGACTTCATCCTTTCGATGGCTTTCTTTACGTTTGATGTGAGGGACAACAAGAAGATGCTTGCAAAGAACAAGAAGTATCGCGGCTTTGCGGCAAACTCGGCAACTGCAAAGTCCTCATACGAGAACAATTGGAACTACTCTCTTGAAGATGAGACTGGAGAAGTTGAGGACATCGCAAACGTTCAGTTGAGCACTATGGACATCGAACGCATGTTTAGACCGATAGACACATCGTACAAGAGCCAATGCCTGAAACGCTTTATGACGGTGGACTATGCGACCACAGGCTTTGACAATCTTGTAATGAAATATTGGGAGTTGTGGGAACACTACGGATTCGTATGCAGGGATGTCAAGTTCAGCATGATGAACACCAACAGGGAGGCGGTCATGATGATGGTAGACTTCCGAGACAAGCATAACCTTCAGGAAAAGGAGATGATTATAGATGTTCAGGGTTCCACATTCCTAAGGGACTGCTTCCCTCGCGCAATAAACTTCGCAGGAGCATCACAGCCTACGGAGAGAAGCAAGGCTCAGTACAAGACAAGGAAGGACGAGGCTGCACATCTTGCTATGGAAATGATACAGGCAGGTCTCATTCATTACGAGCCGAGTCTTGCGGAAGCAAGATACCTGCATCAGCACATGAAGCGTGAGGGTGCTACAACCATCCTGAAGCACATGAAGTTCGAGAGTGTAATATTCCAATTCGGTAAGACTCCGAACGGAAGAATAACGATGCTTGACAAAGAAAAGCAAAAGAGCTTCCTGAAAGGAATGTCTCCAGACTTGTTCGATAATGTCATCATGCTCTGCGGAGGTCTCTACCACACATGCTACAACATGCTCAGGGATGATGCGGGTATGATGCGCAGGAAGATTCAGAGCGAGGATATGTTCGCAATGCTTAACATCAACGGTAATGGACAACCAGACGTTGATACAAGGCTACACCGAGCCAAGAAGATTCGCAATGCAAGTGAAATACTAAATATTTTAAGCACGATATGATTAGACTGAAAGACATTAATTGGTATTTGGCAGACCCGAATCGGCTGTTGATGATGAAGCCGTTTACAAGGGGAGGAGTCATGAAGGGACATTCCTTTGACGGAAGCCCAATTCTCAATAATACGGACATTAACACGGGTTTCTGCAACTTGGAGCTTATGCCTATCTCTCAGGACAGGTATATCACGGAGTACAGACCAGACCTGCACTCAATACTTCTCAACGAGTCAATACCTCATATCAAGGTTACTATCGGAGGTGCTCCTCTCAACTTCGGTATGATGGACATGACGCAGACGTGCTCATTCCAAAAGCTCATACACAGCGCACATGTCCGCTCGCTGACGGCAAACAAGCTTGAGTTTAATCTCGGCAAGCAGGACACCGAAAAGGGAGGCGTTGATAATTTTGAGGTCGTAAAGACCGAGTGGGATGTAAGAAACAACGACTGGTATCTTGCTCAGGCAATAAACATCTGCAAGCAGCTTGGTAACTGCGGTCTCTTGTTCTATATGGACAAAGAGACAAAGAGATACGGCATCCGCACGTTCAGTTACGAAGACGGCTATCAGATAATTCCGAACTACGATGAGTACGGCATTGAGATTGCACGTTCAATTGCCTATGAGGTAGACAAGTCTCTTGTCATAGATACCTACGACAATAAGAGACACTACAGGACACAAAAGAACGCCGACGGCAATTGGGAGACGACATCCGTTATCCATGGCTTCTCGCGCATACCTTTATTACATAAGAGAGGAAAGGTCGCATGGGAGTATGCGGAAAGCACTTGTGAGATGTGGGAGTTGATGGTTAATATCCAGAACATCGCATTGAAGCGTTTCGGAACCTTTGCCCTCGTGTTTACGGGAGAGATGGATGCAGAGTCGTTTAAGCGTGACTCAAGCACACTCATCATCAACCTGTCAAGCGACACCACAAACGGTAAGCAGTCTGCGGATGTGTTGAAGTTCCCAGAGCCTCAGACGATGGATGCCTACCTCAAGACGTTGGAGGAGAAGATTTCCTTGTTCAGTTCGACGTCGTTTATCACACCAAAGGATATTACGACAACCAATAGCGGAGGCAACGGTATCGCCCTTGCCATGTCTAACGACTATGCACTTGCCACACAGTCCGCTCTTGACTGGAGGAAGTTCGTGAACGATATGGTTTATCTCCATCAGGAGGCACTCGACATGGAGAACGGTGGAGCAACAAAGCTCTCGCAGCTTAAAATCGGTGCGAAGATTGTTCCATGGTCGCTTGAGACGAACAACACAAAGATTACCAACCTTGCAATGGAAGCAAAGTGGTTATCCATGAAGTCCATCATCGAGAAGTCTCCTGACGCTGCTCCTGATGAGGTCGAGCGTATCATCGAGGAAAGAGGCTCGCTTATTCCTCAGGGTGCAAGCGATATTGACGAGGGAACCGACAAGGCTCAGCGCATCAGCATGAATAGAAGTGACGAGATAGTTGACAATCAGGCTCAGACGGGCATAAACTAAGGAAGGAGGTGAGAAATGGATATTTATAGCATCATCAACACTATTGTAACCGTTTTCTTAGGAGGAGGATGGTTCATATACTACAAGGCAAATAAGCGAAAGGCTAATGCCGAGGCATCGCAGCAGGAAGCTGAAGGGTGGAAGGCTATGCAAGACTTGTACCAGCAGACCATTTCAGATTTCAAGGTTTATAGCGAAGATATGCGCACAGAACGCACTGTCTTAAAGAATGAAAACAATGAGATGCGTGAGAAATATAAGAAGCTTGATGAGGAGATTGCTCAGTTGAAGAGGCTTCTTTCACGGCAAGGAAGAAAGATTGACGCAATGGTTCCAATGCTATGCGGAGTTATCGATTGCCCAAAACGGCAAAAGGTTAATATCAGCCTGCTTCCTTCCAATGATAACGAGAACGAAGAAGTTGAATCTAAAACAGAATAGTTATGGCAAAGAAGGAAACATTAAAGCCGTTTATAAGAGCATGGGAAGGAGGCTTTGCCAATGTTAGCGGAGACAAGGGCGGTGAGACAAAATGGGGTATTACGATAGGAACCTTCCGTTCCGTCCTCGGTCAGGGCAAGTCTGTCAACGACTTGAAGAATATGACAGAGGCTCAGTGGGACTATATCTACGAGAGGCTTTTCTGGAACAAGTGGAAGGCAGACCAAATTAACGACCAAAGCATCGCAAACCTTCTTGTAGATTGGTTTTGGACAAGCGGCTCTTATGGAATCAAGCTACCTCAGAAAGTCCTTCAGGTGACTATTGACGGTATCGTTGGGAACAAGACGCTTGGAGCCATTAACAACTATCCGAACCAAAAAGAACTCTTTGCTAAGTTATGGCATGAGAGAGAGGCGTTCTTTAAGCGTATTGGTGTAGGTACTCAGGCTAAGTTCCTAAGAGGTTGGCTTAATAGGCTTAACGGTATACAATACGGACGCCTTGTTTGTAATGGAGGTAAAATCATCACATTCTAATGTCTATGAATATGGAAAAGATAAACAACATCAATTGGTTTAGTGGAGACCCTATGGACAGGCAAGGGTGTTTCTATGGCACTATCATGGCATGTGTCTTGTTTATTCTTATGTTTGCCTTTTCCTCTTGCGGTACAAAAACTTTGATAGAGTATCGTGATGTAAACCACTACATCACAAAGGAGGTGCATGACACGTTGAAGGAAAAGACGACGGACAGTGTGTACTTTGAGGTG